CATTATGTTACACGCATTGACGATGATAAACGTGCAAGCGGTAACGCAGTATTAGCTGATGTATTGTCTAATGACTTTTCGCAATACGAATATGTAATACTCAGTGATTATGACAAAGGTGTATTAGACAATGCAAAAGAAATTATTGCACACATTAACAGATTTAATTGTAAAATAATTGTAGATCCTAAAGAACATGCTAAACATTATAAAGATGCGTGGTTAATAAAACCTAATCATAGTGAGTTTACTAAGTTTGGATTTACAAGCTGGCAGGGTAATATCATTACAACTAATGCAGGCAATAATGTAGTTGCCACAATAGATAATGTAGATTACGATATTCCAGTTGAGCCTGTAGAAGTGTCAGATGTTACAGGTGCAGGAGATTGTTTCTTGGCCGCATTTGTATACGGATTAACCAAGCAATACAATTATAAGCATTGTTTAGAACTTGCCGTTAGGGGTTCTAGAGAAGCAGTTAAACATGTAGGCACACACTTGCTTACAGTAACTGATATTGAGGATACTATTGTGTTTACTAATGGAGTATTTGATATACTACACATAGGGCATTTAAAGCTTCTTAGCCATGCTAAAACACTAGGTAATCGCCTAGTAGTGGGCATTAACAGCGATTCCAGTGTTAAGCGATTAAAAGGTGATTTAAGACCCATTAACGATCAGCACACCCGCAAGGAAAGCCTATTAATGCTTGGTTTTGTAGACGAAGTAATAGTGTTTGAAGAAGACACTCCGTTGGAAGCAATCACCAAATTAGAGCCAAGTATTATAGTAAAAGGCGGTGACTATACAGTAGAGACCGTAGTAGGAAACGAGTTAGCCAACGTGGTTATATTTCCTATACTAGAAGGACATAGCACAACTTTAATAGTTGACACACTAAACAAAAGATAGTATAATATATAAAAGAGGTGAGAATGAAAGTATTAGTTACAGGATATAAAGGATTTATTGGGAGTTATATTTCCAATTACCTAACAGAACAAGGTCACGAAGTTGAAGGTTATGACTGGGTAGAAAACGTTGTACCGCATGTTGAAGGGTATGATTGGGTTGTGCATTGTGGTGCAATTTCAGATACTACCGAACGTGATGTAGAAAAAGTGTGGCAACACAATTATGAATTTACATTAAGATTGTTACAAATTTGTGACCACTTTGGAACAAATATCCAAATAGCAAGTACAGCCGCAGTGTATGGTAACATGACAGAGTTTAATGAATCTAGTGCAGTGTATCCACAAACACCGTATGCATGGAGTAAGTTTTTAGTTGACAAGTTCCTAAATGATAACGGCTACGATAGCTTTAGTATGAATGTACAAACTTTTAGATATTTTAATGTGTACGGACCCGGTGAAGGACACAAAGGCGATCAAATGAGCCTAGTTAGTAAGTTTCAAAAACAGGCTTCGCAAGATGGTGTAATTAAATTGTTTGAAGACAGCGACAAGTATTTTAGAGATTGTATTTGTGTACACGATATTGCAGTAATACAAGAAAAGCTAATGCACACAGACGAAGCTGGCTTATTTAATATGGGCACTAACAAAGCGCCAAGTGTAGAAGAAGTTGCTAGAACAATAGCTAAAAAGTATGATGCAAAAATTGAATACATTCCGATGCCAGATAAGTTAAAATCACAATACCAAGAATACACTTGTGCTGACAATGCTAAGTTACACAATGCTGTACCGATTAGACATTGGATGACTGTAGAGGAGTATATTAATGCAACCGACTAGACTAGAAGGTAAGGTAGATAAAGGCTGGGGTTACGAATTAATTTGGGCCACTAACGAAAAATACTGTGGAAAGATTATGGTGTTTAATCGAGTAGGCGCTAAGTTTAGTATGCATTTCCATAGGGAAAAGGACGAGTCTTGGTTTGTAAACAATGGCAGATTCTTACTTAATTATATTGACACTGATACTGCTGAGTACAAAAGTCAAGAACTTGTAGAAGGTTCAGTATGGCATAATCCGCCATTAATGCCGCATCAGTTAGTATGTATGGAAGCTGGAAGTAGTATTACTGAAGTAAGCACTCCTGATAGTGTAGAAGATAATTATCGCATTGGTCCAGGTGATAGCCAAAAGATAAAGCCAGCAATGGAAATTATAGATCAAGAATAGATTTAAATTTAAGTCAATAAAAAAGGAGCAATTACTGCTCCTTTTTTTGTGGGTGATTACAGTACTGTTAAGCCTGCGCTTCACCCCATTTAATAATAATGTTAGCATCTAATGCTTCACCAGTCGTCTTATAAACGTTTAGTGCTAGTACGTCAGGACCATTTGGGAAAGTACCTCTACCACCTAGTGTAGTATTTGTAAGTTCTTTCAACTGTCCTAGATCTAGTGTTGCACGTTCACCCGGTGTCGCAATAAATGAGAACACAGTTTCTCCTGGCTGTGCAAATGGTGGTTGACTAAACTCAAAGTTAAATAAATCACCTGCTGACAATGTGCCATTATAGGAGTTGTTAAACGTAACCTTATAGTATTCAATACCGCCACTGCCTTGATTACCAAACAATAAAGGTCCTTCAATATTTGAAACACTTGACGAAGCTGGAAAAGTAATATCACTTTGGTTAGTTGGAGCACCAGCTGAATTGCCTAATGATGTACCACCTTTGGCACCTGCCGCGTCCCAAACACTCTTAGTAAAGAGTGCAAATGCTGAGTTAACAGTATCGCCGCCCTTTTGGAATGATTGTGAAGCACCGTTACTACTGTTAGCGTTTGGATTGCTTGAGAAGTAAACTAAGTATCTACCATAAACAGTTTGGTCAATAATCTGCTGGATTGTAGTTCCTGCAGGGAAAAAGTCACCACCGCCTGCGCCATCAGCAATTTGATCACCTGCTGTTAAGTTAGCTGTTTCCCAGCTATCTTGAGCAAAGTAGCCATAACTTCTGTTTGTTCTAAAGTTCCACCATGGCATCAATTGTGCCGATGTTGTAACCTGGGCCATAACTGCCGCTGTTGTATATGTTGCTGAATCACCACTGTTCCAGTTAACACTACCACCGGAAGCAACCTGTGCAAAACTAGGTTGTCCACCTTGTGCAAGTCCTGCAAGTCCTGTCCAACCAATGTCACCTGGGTTAAGTGGATAGTTCTGTGGGTTAAGCACACCTTCAATAACAATACCACCTCTAATTGGTGTATCGTCATCAGCCGTACCATCTGATGTAATTTCTAAGCCTTGCATAAGCAACTGAGCTCTGTTTAGTAGCTCTCTATCACCTAAGTCGCCAACAATAGCATTACTAACACTAGGTGCTAGTCTTAATAAGAACGCTGTTTGTTTTGTTGTACTAACACTTAGTCCTGTTTCTGTGTATGAGAAAATATAACCACGGTCATCATCAAAGCCGCCATCTGTAATAAACGCACTACCCCAGTGACTAATCAAAGGTGTAATAGTATTACTAATTAAAATAACACCTGTTCTTGCAATGTGTGAAGTTGCAGGCCCTGCATTATACTGTCTAGTAGCACCAGCTTGGAAGTTTGTAAGTGTTGTGCCTCTAGTAACGTTTGTAAGATTTTTGTTAACATGGTCAATAGATGTATAACTAATTAACTCGTTATCAATGTAGACTGTTCCTGCATCTGGAAAGAATTTAGATTCAACTACTGGAATAATTGTTTCACTAGCTGTAATATCTGTGCGTAATGCGGAGTTAGATCCTTCGTTAGTAACTTCATAACGCACTGGTAAGTTACCTGAACGCATAAATGCTTCTGTGTTTACGTTTGAGTTACGCATTCTGTGACAGAATACAAAGTTACCATCTGCACCACGTAGCATCCAGTCAATAAAGCCTGCACCATACCAACTGTATTGAATACCAATCATCTGCATGTATCTAACATCCATATTGTATCCACTTGGTCCTGTGCCGTCTAACCTATCTAAGTTCCACTCTTCTTGCAGAACTTTTTTATCTGTAATCAAGTTAACCTTTGCCGCTAGTACGCTATTAACACCTCTATAATCTGGTGTTACAGTCATCTGTGTTTGTGAATCAACGTTCGAAACAACGTGTGTCATTCCTTTGATAACAATTCTATCACCAGCTTTTAACTGATCTCTAAATCGTGTATTGTTTCCTATCATCAAGTTACTATCTGTATTAATTGCTACAGTTCCTGCAACTTGTTTTGTACTTGTACGCTGTGCTACACTAACGTTTGATCCATCAAACTCCCAATAAATTCCGTTTTGATCATCAAATACACCTGAACGCACTGTTGCGCCATGCCATCCAACAACGGTCATTTGTGCCGCAAATCCTAAGATTGCAGTAGTAGCGCCTAGTCGTCTAGTTGAAAGACATCTTAAACTTCTTTCATCTATAATTTGTGTAATTACATATTCGCCGTTGTAGCCTGCTGTTTCAACACCAATAAGTCTAATCTTTCCACCAACTTGGGCGCCGTGATCGTTGTCATCTGTTGTAATAGTAACAATAGCACCAATGCCTGTTCCGTCTGCTGTAATAGTTCTTACGTCATAACTCGGAGCAAAAAGTGCACCAGTTGTATACATAATACCTTTACCTGACTGATATCTAATATATTTTTTACTTTGACGTATTGCTTGCGCTCCGTGCTGTGGACCGCCTGTACCTAGTTGTACACCACCGTCATATGGTCTGTGAATAAAGAAGCTATCTGGACGTAAGTACACGTTACCTTGGATTCTATCTTCAGTACTGTCGCCTGCTGTAAATTCTAAAATAGAACCAGGTGCTCTTGTATTGTATCTAATTTTCTTAGTGGTTGGAATATTAATAGCAAGGAATGATCCTGATGCTAGTGCGTGATTATTTGTTCCGCCATCATCAGAGTTAACATCAACTAAGAAAGTATCTCCTGGAACAATACCATGTGAGTAAGGCCATGTTACTTCGATAGTAGCTAGTGCCTCAAAGTTAACACTTGAACTTGAACTAATTTCTGCTGTTGTAAAGTCTGTTAGTGTAACGCCGTTTACTAAGCTAAGGCCGCCTCCACCTGCACCAGTACCTGTGATAGTAACTGTTGATAGTCCGCCACTGCCGTCTACTGATGCTACTACAATAGTTGCATCGTTTGCTGTAGTTGCGCCGCCTAAGCTAGTACCTACTACTGTTAAAGTGTTACCAACTTTATATCCACTACCGCTTGAGCCGATTGTGGTAGTTAGTGTGCCTGATGTTCTAGTAATATCAAATGTAGCACTTGTACCTGCATGTGCTACGTTACTACCTGCTTGACCTGTAAAGACTGTTGGTAGTGCCGGAGCAGTACCTGCAATACTTACAGTACCAATAGCACCAGTTTCGCCATTAACACTATCAATTGTAATAGTTGCATCGTTTGCTGTAGTTGTGCCGCCAATTTCTGTACCTGCTATTACAAAAGTTTGACCAACATGATAGTTTGTACCATTTGCTGTAACTGTTGTAGTAAATGTAGAACCGTCATTAGCAACATTAAACGTTGCACTTGCGCCTGCTAAATTAGCCATTACCTTTGATTCAAACGCACCACCGTTAAATGCCGCTGGTACTGATGATACATCACTTCCTTCTACACGAACATCAGTAATAGCGCCTACGCCGTCAACTGATACTACTCTTAGATATAAATCGTTTGCTGGAGTTGCACCGCCTAATAAATTACCAGCACAAACAAGTGTGTCTGCTGTTGTATAACCTGTTCCATTATTACCCGATTGCTGGTATGTATACGTTGTTCCGTTTACATTAATTCCAAATTCAAGGGCGCTACCTGATCCACCTGTAAATGCTAAGTTTGACCCACCAAAGCTATAACTTCTTGATTGACTTGGTGGTGTACCTATACTCCATCCACTGTTATCTGGAACTATTGAACTAATTGATCCGCCTGCGGCAACTCCTGTAACTTTACCAACAAAGTCATTGCCTCCACTGGCTACGTTACCGTTTTGTCCTGTGCCGCCCAATAGCTGGCTACCTTCAATTCTTAGTCTGTCGTTAATTGCATAACCTGTACTGTCGTTTGGTGAACTAATATCAACTGAACTAAATCCAGAGCCTTCAAAGTTAATATCAAACTGCGCAGAGTTAATTGTTCCGCCTGCGTTTATATATGTTTTTGTAGGGCCAGTATAACTAATTGTTCCACTAAGTGCAGTACCTGCAATAGTTCCACCTGTTATGCCACCTGATCCATTAATTGTACTTACAGTTATTGATACATCGTTAGTCGGAGTAGTTCCGCCTAAATTGTCACCCGTAACTAGTAGTATGTCACCTATTACATATCCACTACCTGCTTGTGTTACTGCATCAATAGTATATGTTGTACCACCTTTTGAAATTGTAAATTGTGCGTTTAGACCTGCAGGAGTAGCAATAGTACCACTTACACCTGTATAGGTTTCTGTGTTTCTTGTAACTGCTCCAGTAAATGCACCACTCATACTAAGAGTGGTTCCTGAAATGTTGTTAACAAATATAGCATCACCACTTCCGTTGTCTGCCGCTAGTCCTACAACAATACCTGTTGTGCTTGATACTACAATGTCAGTGTTTCCAATACTAATATCTTGTGTTAAGTTTAGTGGTAGTGCGTTACCGTCTGGTGTACTTGAAATAGCTGTAACTTGTGTTCCTGTTGGTAACGCTCCGTTAACAATCGGAGCACCAACTTCTGGAACATCTCCTGTAAATGCAAGTCTGTTCTCACTAATTTGTGCAGTAAGTGCTAAACTCATGGTACCGTTTGTACCATTACTAAACAAAGTAAATGCCGGCTGTCCAACACTTGCTCCTGTATAAAATGCACCCTGTCTTAGCTGTGTATACGTTGTTGAAAGAATTTGGCCATTAGTTGTACCAACTTTTGCTTTAGCATAAAATGTAAATGTAGTGTTAGTTGGAATGGATTGAATAATAAATGATCCTTCACCACGTGCCGCGCCGCCAACACTATCTTCAAGTGCTTTAATTGTAATTGGGGTACCTGCTAAGAATCCATGGGCACCAACTGTTGTAACTGTAATTAAACTTGATCCAATGCCAGCTGTGCCAGACGATGCATCTGTTTGTACTGTTAGCACCTGTGTATCAGTGCCTGGTAGCTCGTACACACTTGGATATCCGCGCATCATACCAATAGCTGACCATTTAGTAGGCTGTAGACCGTACTCAAAGTCAGCGTCAAGCATTGACAATGGAGGTGCAATACGCATACGTTCAATAGCATCAGTACCAAAGTCATATGGTCTTGTTCTTTGCTCTGGGCTATCAATAAAGATTTGTAATTCATCTGATTCTACGTGCGTCGAAGTATTGTAGTTTAAGTCAATAATTGTTACTGCATCAGTAACTTGTAAGTATTTTGGAAAGTCTAAGTCAGCATTTTCATTAGCCGACACACTATCATACTTTGGAACATATCCACTTGAATCTCTAGGTGTAACGTCATCAATTCTTGTTACTTTACCGCCTTTTAGAACATCTGTAAAGTTGTAAATAACTTCTGATTTAGTAGTGTTTGTTATAATTAACAAGTCACTAGCATCATAGTTACCTTGGAATCTAACATGACCTAATCCTTTGCGCTCAAAGGTCGGTAATGCACTTGTGCCTGTTGTTAGTACACTAATAACAATTCCTGACAGTAGTTGAATACGTCCAGGAGCCGCGTTTTCAACAGTCTTAGTTCCGTCAATTACTTGAGCAATGTTACCTTGATAAGGTGTAGACTGTGGCGAGTTATTAAAAACATGGTTAACAAGTAAGTCACGAGTATATTCTTTAGCTCTAATTTCTGCTATTCTGTCACCGTCGACTTGAGCAACGTCTTGCTCCCAATAAGTTTTTGAAATTCTTGTTGTTTCTTCGTTACCAGTGTAGCGTAAATCGTGTGCCCAAGCAACAAGGTTGTACCCTGTGTCTCGTTCACATCTTGCTTGATCGTAAACATACCCACTAAAGCCGTCTGCCCCGTCTGCTACTTGCTGTGCGATCCAAGCCGCCACCTCCGCTTTAATAAATGCTATGTTTGCATCTAACAATGCCCATGCATTCGGATACGTGTTGTCGTTTACTCCAATACCTGGATAAAACTTGTAATTATAAATCTTTTTCTTAGCCATTCTCTTTATGCTCCAAATGCTACTGCAAGGGCTGTGGCCGTTGCGTCTACATAACTTTTACTAGTTGCGTGTGTACCCAGTGTAGGTTGATTAACCAACAATACATTGTTACTGATATTTACGTCTCCGACGAAGCTTGCACCATTCATATTGATTGATGATGCTGAGCTGTCTGGATTCGTTGCCATATCAATTGTGTGTACTCTTATTTGTGAAGGAGTATTATATCCAATTTCTACATTGTCTATGCTACCCGGAAGTGCTCCAACACTTTTAATAATTACTCTGCCGTTAACTACTGATAATGCAGTGTCAGACAAGTAGTTAACTTTAAAAACACCACCGGTTACAGCAAGGCTATCAAAACTATTTGATACTTGTGTTCCCGTATCGTCACCTGCATCATCTGCTGGAGGAACATAAGCAACAAACGGTGTTCCGTTGAGCAAAATGCTTTGAACATCGATAACAGGAGTAGTTAGTTTACCAGCTGTGTCGACTGTAAAGAAAGGACTTTCAAATCCATTTTGTGCTTGGAATTTATCGTTAATTACTGTTGCCATTGTATTCCCTTATTAAATTGCGCTTATCGATTTGATTGTAATAGTTCCTGCCATTGATGCATGTGATGTACATACATATCCATAGTTTCCTGAGATATTTGAAGGAATTTTCCAATACAATGTACCAGATGTTTTACCTTGTGCCGATGAACCAGTTGTTTCTGTGCCGTCTAACGCAACGTGTACTAATCCAGTACTGTATACCGATCCACCACTATTCTGAATTTGGAATGGGTGATTTGCTGTTGTAATCTTAAATGCAATAGTTGCCCCTGCCAATGCAAAGAGTGTTGGATCTTCTGTTGCACCATACTGATCAAATTTATATCCATTGTTTGAATCTGCTGTCACAGTTAATGTTGTAATTGCAGGATATGCTATTTGGTCAATAGTATGTTCACTGTCTACCCAAGAACTTCCGTTATATACAAGTACATTACCAGTTGTAACTCCAGTAACATCAACACCACTAAGTGTTGCAAGTGTTGGAGAAGTTCCGTTAATAGTAATTGTATCACCCGTTATTGCTGTAGTAATATTTGTACCACCGGCAATAGTTAGTGTGTCAGTTGCACTGTCTGCTTCTGCAAGACCTGAGTCTGCTTGAACATTACTAAATGCATTTTGGTTTGCTTCACCACTTAGTGCATCACCTGCATAGTTAATAGTAAGCGTATCACCAACAATACTAGTTGTAATGTTTGTGCCGCCTGCTAGTGTTAATGTGTCAGTTGCGGCATTTGCAGTTGTTGTTCCAGTATCGCCTGCAACTGTTTCGAATAAGTTCTGAATGCCAGTTGCGGCTGGTGTAATAAATGTAAATGTACCGTTGCCGTTTGCAGATAATACTTGTCCACTCGACCCATCAGTAATACTTAAACTAACAAGCGTTGTTGGAATGGTCGGCTTGTTATTTAGGTTATTATAGTTTGTAAAGTACGAGCTATCAAAGCCATCAAGGGTGCCAGCATCAACTGCCGCGCCACCTGATGATACGTCAACCCCAGGTGCCCATTTGCCTCCGTCCCATTTAAGAACGTTACCTGCTTGCGGTGCTTGTGAAGTTGTATCAACATCAGTTAAACTATTAATAGTTCCCGTGTATGCAACTGCTGACAGTGGATCAGTGTAGTTTGGAATTGCGCCGCCACTAGCGTCTAATAGCATTTTACGCCATGCACTTGAGTGTGCAACATAAACTGTTCCGCCTTCGTGTACATGTAGCATTGCACCATGATATGTGCTTGTACTAATTGCGTTCATTTGGTTTAACGTTGACGCATGAAATGATACTTTGTTAATTTTGTTATCGTCGTTTGGAATATCAAGTTCTAAACTTGAGTTCACTAAGTCCTTTAAGTTTGTACCGTCGCCTAACGAACTATATAGTTCGTCTGTATTAGTATTGATCTTAGTAGCACCTGCTCTAAGACTATCACCAGTACCGTCGTTTGCGGCTGTTCCTAAATTTAAAATTGATTTTGCCATTCTTACACCTTATCAAATGTTATGTTCGTATTATCAAAATACGTACTTGTTGCATCAAAAGTATTTATTCCAGAGCCTTCCTCGACACTAGACACGTCTGCAATAATAGCAGGCGGAGTCAATTGATGTATTGTTTTTGCATACGTTGCATGATATATTAATTTAGCGCCAGAGTATATACTACTTGACGGATTAACGTGTATCTTGCAAATGCTTTCGTCTACAGTAACCGATAATGCAATTAGTTCTTGGTTAATACTTGATCTTCCAAATACACTTGCTACTGCTCTATCAGGTCTTGCAACTACTGAAAGTTGCATAATTTCTTTTTCGTTTGAATCAAATTCAACTGTGATTTGATACGTTACACTACTGAATTCGCCAACATGCCATTGATCCATAATCGTGTTGTAGTGACAGCCGATCCAATTACCTTTATAACTAAAGCTAGATCTGTCCGGCAGATGAATTGTTTGGTTTGAGCCTTTTGTAAATAGGCCTGTTAGAAGTTTATTCATAGTTCATGCTCCATATTGTATTTATCGTTTTATAAAGATATGCAACAGTACAGATTTTTATGATATATCTACTAAACTATGGGCAAATTGATATAAATTATCAAAAATTTCAGTCTGCTTTTTAAGATCTTTGTTTGCAAACGTATTTAACTTCTTAACAGTTTCTGCTCCGTATCCTGTACGTAGTAACACAGGTCTTGCTTTTGCTTTTACTGCGGCCTTAAGGTCACTAATTTTATCTCCAACATACAAACCGTTTTTCCAATCACATCCTACTTCTGCGGCCGCACGTTTAAACATTCCTACATTAGGCTTTGCGTAAATATCGTCTTTAAGACTAGTGGTTGAATAATAAAGGCCATTAATGCTCTTGCATCCAATGTCGCCTAATAATTTAAGCATATGATTATGTACTAGGTCAACATCAACTTCGTCCATTATTCCTTTACTGATCCCACCTTGATTAGTAAGGATAACAACGTCATACCCCTTATCTCTAATCATTTTTACAGCTTCTAAACTACCTTCAATTGGTGTAAACTGCTCAGGGCGAGTTACATATGTTCCAATATCTACATTAATAGTACCATCTCTGTCTAATCCAATTACCGGTGTACTCATGTTACGGTCTCCATCTATCATCTGACCAGCCTACTTGTTCTTTATTAAACCAATCTAGTTCAAAAAGTAAAATATCATCAGTGGCTGTTAATGTTTGCTTCCATGTTTCAACAAACTCTAAAGTTTTATTATTTAATTTGCAAACGTGTTCTTGTATAAAATTTGCGGCTTCGTGTGTGAGTGGATGCACTTCGGGCTGACTCATATGTAAATGTTCTGGATTTTTACTAGGCACACTTGTTGGTCTTGTTTTAAAAAACTCGTCGTCGACTCCAAAGCCTAGTGCATTAAGTATTGGTGGACAAGTAGTTTTAATATCATCTTTGTATTTTTCTAGTATTGCTCTACAATCTTCTAATTCTAAATATTTGTTTTTAGTATTAAATTCTTTACTAAGTTCGTTCCAGCCCTCTGTTGGCTCTCTAAAGCCAGTAGATATAACATTACATCCAATATTTTCTAATGCTTTGTGTGTACTGCTTATTAATGCACAGTCTCTCATTGTTGCCCATATAGGATCTGCATAGTCCCAAGAATTTTCATAACGATAATTGTTTACAATAAATGCTTCATCAGTATTATTAGCGTTAAAGTTACCTGGTGTCCACCAACCTCGGCCCATATGATATCTGTCTTCGCGGAAAAAACTAGACCACTGTAGTAAGATGATATCGTCTTTATTAAATTTGTGTTCAGTGTTTGCTTCCCATAGTCGGGTTGATATGTATTGATTACCTGCACCACTACGTCCCCAGTTCTCTCCAACAGTGGCACCTTCTTCTACGTAATGATGTATTAATACATCTGCCCAAGTGGGATAAAAATACTGTGTTAGACTGCATCCAAATGCAAATACCCTCATACTAGATGCCTTAATAACTCTAGCATTAACTTATGTGGGATTGTTTTTGATCGATCAAAATTTATTTTGTGCTTACAAATCTCATCAATTTGCATTAGTACTTCATCGGGCAACATATTATATTGTGTTAAAATGCTATCAGTATCAAACAAATCTAATCCATGCATTACTAGTGCAACATTATATTCGTTAAACAACACTTTCTTTGTATATGATGTAAAATCATCAGCAATGGGCAATCGCGTCTTCCACATTTTTAAATTTTCTTGTAGTGTATGTGGCAATGGAGTACTTGCTACTTTGTTCCAAAACGGCGTATCACGCCTATTGCTAACATAGTGCAATGCAATAAAGTCTCTAACATTTTCCATTATAGCATTAACTTCTATGTTATATCGATTAATACTTTGTTCATTATAATTAATCATACGACGAGCTAATAAGAATGCTTGATTGATACTAGTACCAATACTACTTGCTTCTAAAGGTTCTACAAAACTAGCACTAAGGCCAATAGCACAAACATTTTTAATCCAAGGACGATCAACTGCACCTGGGTCAAATTTAATATGTTTTGCTACGTCAATACTATGTCCTAAATATTTTTCAACTTCTATTTGTGCCTGTTCTGCTGTAATAAAGTTACTGTCAAAAATATACCCGTTTCCTTTACGCCCTTGTACCGGTATACGAAACATCCAACCAGCATCCATTGCTTTAGCTAGAGTCCATAACGGAGTTTCTTCTTCTTGGGGAGTAGGAAATACAATAGCTTCCTTCATTAGCAAATGATCACTATAACTATTCCAAGTTGCTCCCAGCTTTCCAATTAATAGTCTAGAAAATCCTGTACAATCAATATAAAAATCATAATTATATGTTTTAGTTTTACTTGTAATGTAATCTATACCTTGGGTGTTGACTGCTACATCTACTATTTCATCATCAAATACATTACATCCTTTTTCAATTGCAAACTTAGTTAAAAAATTATTTAATTTTTGTGTATTAAAGTGATATTGACTAACTCCAGTATCGTTTGGACGCTCATCTATAAATTTATTAAATGGTACATTGTTATTCCAAAGATAATCACCCGTCATGTCTCTTGGATTGCATTGTTCACCAATAAGTTTTGCAAATGCGGCAGGTAATCCTAAATGTTCAAACACAAAAGGAGAATGTACACTTTGAAGATATGGTTTATCTCCCCAATCTTCAAACATAATTCCTGTTTTGAATGTTGCATCACATTCATTAATAAGTTGTGCAGTCTGTATGCCAACATGATCCATAAATACTGACCAATGTTCTGTTGTCCCTTCACCAACTCCAATAGTTCCAATTTTTTCTGATCGGATAATGTCTACTTGATAGTTTGGATAAGTGGTTTTTAGAATTAATGCTGATACAAATCCTGCTGTACCGCCGCCTACTACTGCTATTTTCATGTCATTCATCTAATGTATACCATCCCGTTACAATGTACTTACTTCCTTTGTAAATAGGATTGCCGCGATGTGGATGGGTAAATGCTGTAGGGAAAATACTTAGCTTGCCTGGTTCGGGCTTAACTTTAACTCCTTGGTATAGGAATTCTGTTTCGCCGCCTTCTTCTACAGCATTTAAGTAAACTGTGTAAGCAAGTACCCGCGAACACGAACTTAGTGATGCGCTTTCACAATGCCAAGCATGATAACCTTGGTGCGGCATAGTCTTTTGTATACTCATTCCTTTAGGAGAATGCTGTAAAACGTTACCTAAACTTTCATACTTAGTACGATACTTTTCTGTGTACACTTTATTAAGAGTAGCATAGAAATAACGACACAAGTCATCGTCTGCATGGTATCTTGAATTATGATTTGCCCAATCCATAATAATTCTTTCGTCTTGATTCTTTGTACTGCTTTCAAGGTTTGTTAATTGACTGGCAGACATTTCTTCAAAGCGTTTAATTATTTGCTTACACCAATCAATCGGAAAAACATTCGAGTATTCTTCAAGTCCGTCAAAATTATCTTTCATTTATTTTTCTCCTATATAAAGAATTGTTGATTAATTCTATAATTTTTATCTGTAAACATGCTTGGCTTTACATATGCCGAGTGTAGCAAGGATTGATTGTACAATACCATTCTATTATACTGCATTGGAACCATTCCAATCATTTTCCAATCATGTGAACTATCAGTTATGTATTTTGTTACTTTAGTAGTACCAGTAACATCCATTCCGATATCTCCGTTTATTAGTTGTACTCGGTCAGTAAAGCATGTTTCGCCTCCAAACTCGTAAAAGCTAGTGCCGCCGTTACACTCGTTAGCATTGTTTAAGTAAATTGTACTAGCAAGATTTGTTCCTGAAGGATTATCTTGATGCGGCACAAGTGGCGGCAACTTATCTGACTGCATAACATTAACCATAAAGGTTGCATTCATAAAACTATTTTGCATGTATTCTTGTGGTTTATGTTCCATAATCTCTGGAAAATATGTTCTACTCAATTGATCAAATGCCCAAGCCATACCGCTTAACTCATAAAATGCATTTACTCTCTCGGCAGGATTGCCTCCTCTAATACGTTTATTAGTTGATGCTGGAATATCTAATGCAAGTTGTCGCACCATATCTGGATTCTTATAAAAATTATCAACTACTAATACTGGAACTTTATGTTGTCCAAATCTCCATAGCCTTGCATCAAAGTCTCGGTTAATATCAAATGTTTCTACTTCGTTAATTGTATTTTTATTCATTTATACGTTCCTTAATAATAAAATTAGCACTAATTGTTGCTCTTACTTCTGTGCTATTGTTAGGCGAAACATAATGTTCTAATGTGCTTGGAAAATATATAATGTCACCTTCGTCTAGTGGGGGTGTTATTCTATTGTTAAACTTAAAAGGCTGTGTAGTTAACTTTGGTAAGTCTGATTGATGGAAATAATCATATGCATTTTTGTAAAATGTAAAGTTTCCGCTATTAGTAGGCGTGTGCATCATATATGCACAACTAATAATAGATTCTCCAGCATGATTGTGAACTTCTTGGAATTGCCCATTGGTGTATCTATTGAGCCAACATTCAATCCTGTAATCTCTTGGAAGATCTAGTTCGTAAATTTCCAAGTACTCATTAAGACCTGCAATAGCCGACTTAATAAACTGTTGCCAAGGTAAGCTATCAGCATCTCTATTACCGAAAGTTGTATCTACGTTACTATTCCATGTTGGAACTTCACTAAAGTACTCATCGCCTTTGAGTACTTCAGTAAAATCCGCTTGTATATCTACATGGTTGGCTAACTTTGCTTTATATACCGGTACAGAATATATAGATTGATGTGTCACTAGTTCTTCATTTCGATCATTACACTATATTCTGGCAAATAGCAGTATTCCATTTCACTATTGTAAAGTGTACGAATTGCATCATCTAGTGTTTCTACTAACGGCTCACCACCTAAGTTAAAACTAGTATTAAAGATAATTGGCACATTGGTTTGCGCATAAAATTCAGTAATAATATCATAATAGTGCTTATTTTGTTTTCTTGTTACAGTTTGTATGCGACATGTTCCATCAACATGTATAATACTAGGAATTAAATCTTGTTTACCTTCTTGGCAATCCATTGCATACATCATATGCGGACTTTCTTCCAGTCCTCGCATATCAAACCACTCACTTGCATGTTCAGCAAGGATAGTTCCTGCAAATGGACGGAAATATTCTCTACGCTTAACACTATTAACATGATCTTTACCGTTCGGGTCAGTTGGATCATACATAATACTTCTGTTACCTAATGCACGTGGGCCGTTTTCACTTTTTCCTTGAAACATTGTTACAATGTTTTTATTACGAATTAGATCAACAACTTTTTTATTATCTGCTTCTACAACTGTTGCTCCGTATTTGTCAGCAACTTCTTTAATTTCTTCTGCGCTATAATGATATTCAAATCCTTCGTAGATTGTTTCTGCTAACGGACGTACTTTAGTATCTTTAGTTGTTTGATGGTACATCATCATTGCCGCACCGATTGCAGTGCCTGCATCGTTACTAACTGGCTCTACATACAAAGTAATACCTTCTTTTTGTAGCTTATCAAGATACCAATAGTTAGCAACACAGTTTAGTGCATAGCCACCACTTAGTACAACATTTTTGTTGCCACTCATTTCAACTGCTTTCATAATAAGACTTAAAACTTCTTGTTGTGATTCTGTTTGTACAGCATATGCTAAGTCTCGACGGTTTTCTAGTGTAGTTAAATCAACTTTACTATTAATTACGTCTTCTGATGTGTCAAGATAATCATATTTCCCTTCATTAATAACAGCCGCATTAGGATATGTTGGAACAACAACATTTCTATCACTTGTTCTCCACTTGCCACCATTGCCATCTGTATATATTGTTGGAATATTACTATTAGGTTTGCCATATGGAGCAAGTCCCATAGTTTTTCCTGCTTCAATTGGTTGGAAGCCACAATATTGTGTTACTGCTTCATATGCTTTTACAATACCTGCTGTATCGTCAAGTACTAGTTCGTGATATCCTTCTTCACCTTCTCTATCTGACGGAATATACGGAATACATGTACTTGGGAACGGGCCATTTCCGCCTTGATGTTTATACAATGTTTTAAATGCATCGGGATATGCACAATTAAAAATACTTTCAGTTTCCCATGTCATAAATTCATCGTTAAAAATACCAGTATTGATATTCATAGGTATAAATGTTCCAGCACCATCAACAACTACTGCTGTTGCTGTTTCCATACCTGATCTATAAAATGCACAAGCCGCATGTAACTTATGATGTACACTAGATAGATCAACTACTTGTCTATGTTCGTATTTTCCATCTTGCGAGTATGCGCTGTCTGAACGATCAATTAATCCTAACTTACGTGCTAGACCAGTATACATGTCTCCACCACTAAAATCAATTCTACTTGAATCTGCTAATGGTTGCGTGTGTGCAACTACCAAATAATCAAGTTTATCAGTGTAGTCTAAAAATTTAATCATTGCGGCTAGCGGCCCACCGTCATATTTTTTACGTGTTAGTCGTTCTTCTTCGATTGCAAACACAATCTCTCCGTCTTTAAGAAGAACAGCGCCGCCGTTATGTCCTCTTGTAATTGCTCCAATCCACTGCGTCATAGTTTTATCTTCCTTTGTTATGTTTTAATTTTATTAGTTCGATTATTAGTCAAAAGTAGGTGTTGGATTATAATTAAAATCAACTACAAATACTTTTCTTTCATTAAGTGTAGGATATGTTCCATGAAATACCCTACCGTCCATAATTACCATTTTACCTGCTTGTGTAGGATGTGTACGGTATTGAATAGTATTATCTTCTGTAGGCTGTAATGTAAATAAATTTCCAGCATATGGAAGATTAATATCTGCGTCACAATCATCTAAAAACAATATAGCTGTTAATTGCTTTCCTAGTATATGATCATGTAGTAAACTGTATGCACCCGTTGGATATCTTACACCCCATGCTTTCTTAAACTGCCCAACATTAATCGGTAATTGTTGTAATTGAAATTTTATAAAACTTTGAAATTCTAGTCTAGGATCAATATCAGTTGGATAATCCATATTAGGCTTATAAAATTGGACGCCACCACTGAATCCTGTATTTTTGTGTCCTTCATTTTCGTCTTTAAATAAAGCTAAAAACTTTTTCCACTTAGGATAGTAAATATCATCTATAATCCAAGTTTCAATTTGATTAGGCAATACTGCTTTAGGTAGCTCAAGCGGTTCTGTATATGAACTATTTAAGAATTGTCCCGGATCTGACATTTATTTTCCGGTCCTGCCTAAAATTTGTGCTGATTGAGAGCCGTGTGTTACACCATTTGAATGGACAACTCCGTGTGTAGGACAAACTTCACCTTCTTGTTGCTGTGCAACATAGTTACCAGTATATGATCTTGGCTTGCCTAAACGTTTGCGAACACTTGTAATAATCTTCTTAAAACTTTCATCGTTTAATTCCATTACTTCATCGTTAAATCGTTCAACTGCATCTTCCATTGTAAGTCTAATAGGACTAAACTTGCGTCTACCCTCACCTAAATCAACAATGTCAAAGTCTGGACTATCAGGATATGAAATATTAATAGGGTAAGTACTGCCAATAACACTTGTACACGTAGTACCGAGTGCTTTTGCCATATGTTGTCCTAAACTATCGCACCCAATAAAATGATCTGCAATTTGAATAATGCTAGACCAAACTCTTACATCACTAATTTGTGGAATTGCAATCGGCACTGTCGGAGTTTCTTCGATTGTAATTGGAAATTCGCTCATTACAACAACAGCATAATCATCACGTAAGTCTTTACAAATACGAATTACATCGTTGAGGTGGAAACTTCTAGAAGTGCTATCAATTACAAAGTCTCCCATGTTCTCTGCGGTTCTACCAAATGGTTGGAATACTACAACTTTGTCTTTTTTAGTCATTGCTTTAATTTCTTCAATGACTTTAAAGCCTTGCACCATTTCTTGCTTGTTCATATGTATTGTTGGGTCTGTTAACTCTCTAAGGCCTTCGTTATTAATTGCAATATCAAATGCCTGTGCTAAACTACATTTTTGATTATAGTATTCCCAAACTCTATATGGTTCTGGTGAGAAGCAATCCCTGTCTTTAATGTAATCTTTAAACAAGTTTTTATGCCAATTGTCGTATGCTAGTTCGTGTAATACAGGATGTCCTTTATAAAAATCCATTCCTCCTTCACAAACAATAATAAAATCTTTGTCTGTTTCGTATAACTTTTCAAATGCAGGAATAGATGCAACTACTCTGCCGGCGCCACCGTTTATAAAATATGCTTTTTTGCGTGTCAAGGTTCTCTCCTGTGTATAGAAATATTTATTGGGAGAATAGATTGCTGACAGTAAACGTGGTTCAAAAAAAATCCCTGCATAAACTAATATACAGGGATTATAATTTTATTTAAAAAGAACTATTTCTTACCAGCGGCTTTTTGACCTGCAACTGCAACATCAACAGCAAATGCGCCATCTCTGTAAGGATCTGCTGGATCACTTGATGGACTTGGGTCTCTCATATCCTTTGGTACTACTGGAAACATCATAACTGCTTGCCACGGTTCGTATCCACGTGCAGTCATAACTGCTGGATGATCACGTAATCTCTGTCTGTAATCTAACCAAACTTGTTGTATCGAATCTGGTGCATCTGTTTGACCAACTTTCGCATCAGTAGCGTGTAATTCGTCGTCTCTTACATCTCTAACTTCTTCCCATGTAAGATTCATGTTTGCGCCTGTTGCCGCCCAATCATGAACTCCTAATACAAATTCATTAGTTGTAAAGTCCCATGTAATGTTCCATTCGTCATAGACATCTCTTGGTTCTATATTAGATGTGTATTCAACGTCTTGATATCCGTCTGGTGCGTCCCAAAGAACTTCCCATTCTCTTTCGCGCCGCATTTGGACACCTGATTCTTTGCCGGTGTCGTTACCAATTTCGCATAGTAACGGATTGGCTTTGCAATCAACTGTTACTCTCATGATATCAGCGCCAGCAGGTCTTTCTAAATCATTCTTGCGCCACAGGCACCATCCTGATTCTTTTCCATAGTCATCTGTCGATGGATCATTTTGTACTTCAAAAGTTAAAAATTCTGGACCATCATATGTAAAGGTGCCAGTACGCCCTTGCGTAAAACTATTTGTTCTCCACTCATCCCATATTGGGTAAGTAAAATCTTGACTAATTATTCTCATTTTATTCAGCTCCTAAAACTATTTATCATTTACATAAAGGTTATTCGAACAACACCCGAACCACCCTGGCCTGATCCACCTGCACAACATTTTGCCCAGTTTCCACAATATGAACTAACGCCTGGCATGCCGCCACCTGATGGCCATTCAATATGGCATCCACAGTTACACCATGCTTCGTTAGTAGCACTAGTTGACATTTTTCCGATCTTTGGCGGTGAACCTGAACCCGAAAATGGATAGTTACAGTGACAGTTACCGTGTCCGTGAATCCATCCTGTTGATCCCATTGCACCAAAATCAGCGCCAAAAATTCCACATATATTACAGTTTTCACAGCTAAAATGAGTGTGCCTTGGACCCCATGCGTCTCCATTACACATCCAACCACCACAGCCGCCTACTGTACAAAAATTCGATAAGTTATATCCGTTTACATAACTTTTACAACCCATACCTGCACCACAAGTGTGTGACTTACCACATGGCCATGAACCACCGGCGCATACACTGTATTGGCATCCTGGACTTGTATTAATTGTCTTTGAACCGTAGTTTCCACCAGCACCACCAATAGTAAACGAACAACAGTTACAGCATGTATGACCTGGGCCACCGCCACCGCCACTCCAAACTTCAAATGTTACTGTACTTGCACCATCTGGTACACACCAATAACAACATTTACCATTTGCTTGTTCACAACAACCTGATTGTCTAGCACACTGATGACATTGCATGCCACGTGCATTGTAGATCCATTGTACTCCTAGGTTATTGCCATTTCCGTGTGCAATATCATCACTAGTTACTGTACCATTTACAATACTGTCTGTTGCTACTTTTTTATAACTTGCATATGTTGCCATTTGTTCTCTTTCCTTTTAAGCGAATGTTATTTTGACCATTCCTGATCCACCCATATTTCCAGCCGCACAACATTTTGCCCAGTTTCCACAATATGAACTCTGTGCTGATTGTCCACCACCTGCTGGCCAGTTAACATAACATGCACAGTTGCACCACGCTTCTGCGTTTGAGCCTGCTGTACGTTTAGCTACAAAGGGTGCCGCTCCTGATTGTTGCCAGTCTGCTGATTTACATTGGCATTGTCCTTGACCACCTTTGACGCCAGTTGATCCCATAATTCCAAAGTCTGCTCCAAATATGCCGCAAATTAAACAGTTTGCACATGATTGTGTATGTCTTGGTCCGTGCGCATCGCCATTACACATCCAACCACCACATGCACCTGTAGTACAGAAGTTACTTAGGTTATGTCCATTAATATAACTCTTACAACCCATACCTGGACCACATGTATGTACCTTTGAACACGGCCATGTTCCGCCGGCACACACACTATATTGGCATCCCGGGCACGTACTAATTGATTTAACAGCATAGTTTCCGCCTGCGCCGCCTGCTGTGTGCATACAGTTGTTACAACATGTCGCACCTGATCCTGAACCGCCACCGCTCCAAATTTCAAAAATTACTTTTGATGCTCCTGCCGGAACGCACCAATAACAACATTTGCCGTTTGCTTGTTCACAACAATCACCTGCGTCAGCACACGCATGACATGCCATGCCACGTGCATTATATACCCACTGTGTGCTGTACTTATTTCCGGCACTAGCACCTAGTTTTTCGGCAGTAATACTGTTACTGTCGAAATTATCTGCTGTTAGTGTCTTATAACTTGCGTATGTTGCCATTATTATTTCCTTACCTTATACAAATGTAATCTTCACTAAACCTGATCCGCCTTGACCTGATCCACCAGCACAACATTTTGCCCAGTTTCCACAATAACTAGATGTTCCTGGTTGACCACCGCCTGATGGCCAATTAATGTGGCACCCACATGCGCACCAAGCTTCGTTAGTAGCTGTTCCACCCATTGTTCCAATACCTGCCGCAACTCCTGAGAAACTAGTTTGTCCGTGACATCTACATGTTGTTGTACCAGCTTTCATGCCCATGCCGCCCATCATTCCAAAGTCAGCTCCAAATATGCCGCATATATTACAGTTTGCACAATCGCTTGTGGCATGTCTTTGTCCCCAAGCATCGCCATTACACATCCAACCACCACATGCACCAGTAGCGCAGAAGTTACTTAGATTGTGTCCATTAATATATGATTTACATCCCATACCTGCACTACAAGTATGTGACTTACCACACGGCCATGAACCACCAGCGCATACACTATATTGACACCCTGGGTTAGTATTAATTGTTTTAGTAGCGAAATTGCCGCCTGCGCCGCCAATGGCGAACGAACAACAGTTACAGCATGTATGACCTGGGCCACCACCACCACCACTCCAAATTTCAAATGTTACTTTATAAACATTGTCAGGAACACACCAATAGCAACATTTACCATTCGCTTGTTCACAACAGCCACTGGTTCTTGCACACATATGACATTGCATGCCACGTGCATTATATACCCATTGAGTTTTACGACACGCTCCTGCACCAGGTGCAAGTTTGTCTCTAGTAATGGACCCATCTGGTATACCTGCTGATGTAATTTTTTTATAACTGCTATATGTAGCCATTAATAGTTCCTTTAAATATTTCTTGCACAGTTCTTATACAGTGAAGATTCGCCATCCATAACTATTACCCGAATACACGATATCAAATGCCGCGCCTTCTGTATTAATTGTAAGATTTGCGGCATCGCCTTGAATAAGTCTGCCGTTGCGTCCTAATGTTAAGTTATTAGAATCAAACGTTTTTCTTAGATCAAAGAATCTAATAATGTCCCCCACTGCCGGTGACCCTGGTAACGTGACAGTAAAGCCGCCGCCGTTAGTGTCACAGAACAGTTGTTGTCCTGACTGCGCCGTAAATGTTGTTGTAACTGTTACACCATTTAATACCCCTACTGGAAGCCAAGCAGTACCGTTATATAATTCTAAGTTATTTAACTCAGTATTAAAGCGGATTGCGCCATTGCCAGCATCTGTAACTCTTTGTGCTGTAGTTCCAAAAGGGACAGTTAAACCTGGTGAACCTACTGAAATTCTTCTACCCATTGTTTTTTCCTATCCTAAATTACGCCGTTGGCACGGCTGTTTCTATACCCATAACCATCGCTGTTACAGATGCCACGCTTGCTCTTACTACAACTTTCTTAGATGTATCAAGTACAATGCCTGTACGTTCTAGTACACCGTTTGGTCCTACTGATATATCATACTCTAGATAATCAGATGCTCCTGGAGTGTCTCCAGTTCCAATTGATAACCTACAGTTTGCCGTACTCGAACTTCTATTACAGAAGTTCACTGAGATAACACTATACGTATCAGCTGGTACCGTGTAAACGGTAGTGTTTGTGTTTGCTGTTAGATCGCCTGATCCTAATATTCCTGATGCCATTTTTCTATGCTCCTATGTTAGTATTTAGCCATTATGATTTACTTGTTAAAAAGTAAGCAAATGCAACTGGACTTCCACTTACACCGCCATTAAAGTTCATTCCCGTAGTTACAGTAATTGGACTATTATCGGTTGTACTAATTGTATTACCCGTAATGTTTATTTTACCTGCTGTAACTGCGTTAACGTTTAGAGAACTACTGCCTCCACCAATTTGTGAGTTGATGTAAGTAATAATTGCTCTCTGTGTTGGAACTACATTATCTGAGTTAGCACTAAATGTTCCATCAGTACTAAATTCATTAATAACAGCGCCGCCTTGTCCTAAGCCTACTGCACCCAGTGACAACTCTTGTAGACCTGCCAAACTAAATGCACTTGTATTTAAGCTCGCAGAGCCTGTTGACTGCTCAACGTTGAACAAGCCACCAACTCTAAAGTTACCATCTTGGTCAGTACTTGTGTAGAACACTCGTCCTCCACCTGATTCTGTAACTTCGTCTTTCGGGTCATTAGCAACTGTTGGTGTACCAGGATAATTAGTATTTGCTAAGTTACCTGTACCAATGTCTAAGAAATCGTGTCCAGTTAAACGACATTGACTAAATCTTCTTCTAATAGTAATGTTTGTTCCATGCTCAGGTGCTGTTTCAATCCCTGTATCTGGAGATATTTGTAAGTTAGCACTGTAGTTTCCAGCACTACCTACTACTTCTCTAACAAACACAATTTTAAAGAATCTGTCATCATTATCAAATTGTATGTTGGATCCTTCAACTGGCTGATCTGTTAATCCATAAGCATTAACATACTGTGCTGATTGATAAATGTCTGCATAACCGTCACCGTCGACTGTTGCACTAGCTGTTTCAAAGTCAGTACCTCTTGCAGTCCACGTTGGCTGATCTAGTACACCGTTACCAACTCTAACCTGCCACGGAACTTCAGTAGTTTCGCTTGGGTCAGTAATTGTTAGTGTTGGAGGACTAGTTAAGTTATAGCCTGATCCTGGCTTAACGATATAAAACTGTGTAATTCTGCCTGTTGATACTTCTGCTCTTACAAATGCACCACTACCACTACCACCAGCAATCTCAACAACTTGAACTCTTGGCTCAATGCTATATGCTGTTGTAGCATCTAGTGTTGAAGCAACTGCGTTATCCGGATGCCATGTCTGCCACCCTGCACTGTTATCTGATTCTTTAGCAATACTAGCAACTTTAGTACCCGAATTGTATGCACTAATAAATCCATACTGTCCTGCACCTGTACCTGCTGTAATAACAATTCTCATACCAACGTATTTTGTATTGTTTGCTGTCTCAGTGTTTGATATTGTAATACTAGTTGCATTACCTGCCTGTGCTGTGTTAGCACTTGAACTATATCCACGTCCACCAACTGAGTCAATGTCATTAAACAATCCATCGTTGTTAGTATCTGAGGCGTTATATGATGATCCGTCTTCTGGATTGCGTAGTCTAACTTCAAATACACCACCGTTTCTTACAACAGCCGCGTTTACTACTGCGCCATAACCGTCACCACTAATTGTGTATGTACCTGATGAATAGTTATTACCTGCATTAGTGTATTCTAAGTTAATAACTTTACTACCGTCAGTAAGACCACGTCCAATTTGTGCTTCAAGTTTTCTGTTTTGTACACCACCTGTAATAGGAACTTCAGTAACGTCAATAAATTCTGATACTGCGCCTCTGTCACCGTACGAACAGTTACCGTTAGTAGCACGTACTTTGCCACCATTTTCTGCTAGGTAACCAATGTGTGCGTAGTAAGAGAATACCGAAACAAGTTCTGCTCTTCCTAAGTTAGTAACCCATGCACCAATACCGTCACTTAGTACTTGTGTAAAGTCGTTAGCAACAATACTATCGTTACCACCGTTGTGGATAGATCCATCAACTTTAATTCCTACACAACCTGTACCAAAGTTAGTAACACCTTGTACGTATGGAGAACGTGCAGTAATCCAAACTCTATCATCATCTGGACCCCAACCTGGATCAAGTGATGCATATGCGCCTGCTGTTGGACGCTTAGTTCCATATGCATTTGCACTACCTAGTGTACCATTTAGTCCGCCCAATGTTTGGTTTCTAATACCAGTACCGTCTCTTAGTAAGTACATATTTTCTAATGTAGAACCATTTACACTATTACCATAGTACAGTCCTGCCATTAATGTAAAGTAGTTAGAACCTTCTTGGACACTGTGTACTAGATCAAGAATAAATGCATCAATATAATGCTTGACATCTGCTTCACATGCTGTTACACTAAATGAGTATGAAGGGTATTCTACTGTAATATATTTTGTTACGTCACGTGCAATAAAGTCTTTGTTAAGCAATAGTTTTCTTACAGTTGCATACTTGTCTTGATCGTCTACTATGCCATTATTGCCTCTAAATGCCGGAGCACTAGAATCACCTGATGCACCATTAATTTGGTAATCAATTTGGTCATACAATTCTTGAGCTAAGTCTGTAAGTATGGTGCTTGTTGCACTTGTACCATGCGGCTTAGTAACGTTCTGTGTTAGTGTATTACCAGTTTGTCTTGTAATAGCAGTACCTTCACTGATATCATCAAGTATTGATTTCATGTGCAATACACCAGCTAAACTGTATGTTGCATCACCTGCCGCCGTAACTGATCCTGCTGGCTCAACTCGTGTTGAACGCAATTCGTCACCAACAATAGCAACTCTTTCTGGAACTCTAATCGGTAGTACTTCTGTATACGTTCCTGTTTTTACAAATACAACTTTGTGAGGTATATGTTCTTTAGGAAGTGTATATCCTGCACCTAATGAGATTGCAGATTTAGCAATAGCTATAGCCGCTGTTAGTTCTGTTAAAGAGTCTGTTTCTGGAGCTCTAGTAGCATCTTTAATTTGGAAAGTCCTATCACCTGACGCAACACTGTCTAAGTCTTGGTAGTCTGCTGGAGGAGTAGCACTGTTAATAACATCTTCTGCTAAATCTAGTACAAAAACAAGTGCCGCAACGTTTTGTGTTTCTGCGCCTGTTGCAAACCAGTCTGGAGTTTGGTTATCTTTGAATGTTTGCGCAACTCTACGTATGTTAACGTTTCCGCCTTTTTTCATATCTAAGATTATTGCGTCAATTACAAAGCCAGCTAGTCTTTGAAACTTTGCTTCAGAAAAAGCAAATCCAATAAAGAATGGACTTACTTGTGTAACAATTTGTCTCTTTGCCCACTTAGCAGTTTCAAGTGCAATAAACATTCTATTTTCTTCTAGTAATGATACTGAACTAGGCTTCTTTGGACCTTTTTCAATTTCTTCACATGCGTAACGAATTGATTTCCAAGGACGGTCTAATGTTCCACCGTTTATTGGATAAGCATTATTTGCTCCGTTATTAGCAACATAGTATACATCCGGAGTTGATCCAAAATCTTTCCATTCTGGTAATCCGCCTGCACTAACACTTAATACTTGTCCTTCAGTTCCAATTGGAAGTCTTGAAGGTCCTGATCCTGATTGGTAAAGTATATCACCTTCTGTAGTTAATGCACTTTCTTCTGCACCACTTGCTAGTGTATTCCAATAAGTACCATCTGTATCTGCTGATGGCTTGTTGCCACTTGCTGATGTGTGTGCTAGTATACAAACATAACTAATTAATCCTTCACGTACTGCATCACCTGCATCGTATAGTGTAGAAGTTCCCCAAGCATTTTTCCATTCAATACCTTGGTTTAGTCTTGCCCAATATGTAGAGTTTGGGGGACGCTGTGCCGCGTTATCTGCAATAGCAACATATGTATAACCACCTAGTCTTACAACATCGCCAATTCTATAGTCTTGGTTAGATGAGTCATCTCCCCATTCACCTCTTATATTAAATCCTGATGTAACTAAGTCGTACTTAGCACTACTTGCAGGATTTTCACCATAAACGTTATCATTAGCAACATACTGGTTACCACCATAAGTTACAAAGTCACCTGGTTGATATCTTTCATAAGGGTTCCAAGAGTTTTCAAATTCCATACCCGGAACAAAGATTTCCCAATTTGCAATATCTGCTTGTAGTGTACCTAATTGTGAATTATCATTAGTAACAACTGATGTGTGATGGGCCGTAGCAATATAAAGTGTAGCGCCGAACATTACAACATCGTTTACTTTATAACGTGTTTGGTTTGTCCATTCACCTTTATAATCAAACCCTTTGTTTAAGTAGTCCCACTTACTTTGATCAGCTTCAAGTCCACTTGCTAAAGCCGCATTAGACGTGTGCCCAGTATTACAAACATAAAGTGTGCCACCATATTTAATAATATCGTTAATTTTATAACGTGTGCTAATTGCCCAGTTTTGTTTCCAGTCTTGACCTTCGGAGAATAGGTCCCATTTTAAAATGTCAGCTTCAAGACCAAGAGCATTACTTGCCGCCGCTGTATGACCAGTATTACAAAGGTAAATATTACCGCCGTATTTGACCAAGTCATTTGCTTTGTAAACAGTAGTAGCTACCCAATTATCTTTCCAGTCAATCGATGTAGCAAACTGATCCCATTTTGATTGATCAGCTTCTAGTGTTGCTTGCGCTGTGTGGCCGCTATTACAAATATATATAATACCACCATATCTTACAATATCATTGATTTTGTAAAAAGTTGCACCTGACCAATCACTCTGCCATTTTGTACCGTCACTAAATAAGTTCCAGTGTGCCGCATCTGTGTAGAAATTAGCATCTGCTGTGTGTCCTTTAATACACACATAAGTACGTCCACCATATCTGATGACGTCATCTTTTAGATATGCGGCTGTAGTAGTCCACGTATCTTTCCATATAAATCTAATTCTACCTAGCTTAAATTCTGCCATTGTTTGCTCCGTTCTTGATATTATACATATTTATCATTATCCGTTAAAGTCATCGCGTTCTGTTCTTGCCGCCATAAACATACCTAGTGCTTGTAAACCGCCACCTAGTGGTCCGTTAATAGTCATTCCTACATTAATATCAGTCATTGCAAGAGCATTATTTGAACCTGCTGTGTTTGACATTACGTTATCTTCTAAGACAACTTGTCCTGCTGTAAGTTTGTTTGTAAACAGGTTGGATCCACCACCTGTAAATCTATTTTCGATGTAGCTTGTTAAAGCCTTTTGTGTTGGAATAATATTATCTGAATTAGCAACAAATGTATTATCTGTAGTAAATTCTCTAATAACAGCTTGCGTACCACCAACTCTAATACCACCAAGTCTTAGTTCGTCTAATCCTTCTAAGTTAAAGAAGTCTGCATTTAGTGTAACACCACCTTGTGCTTGTGAAACTCTAAACAATTCACCAACTCTGTAGTTACCATCTTGGTCACTACTTGTGTAAAATACTCGTCCGCCATTTGATTCTTGTACTTCGTTAGCTTGTACAGTGTCATTTGCCGATGTCTGTCCGTCAACATATAGATTAGGATAGTTAGTGTCTGCAAAGTTACCTGTACCAATGTCTAAGAAATCATGACCTGTTAAACGACATTGACTGTAGCGTTCACGTATTGTAACACCTGTGCTGTGTACTGGTGCTGTTGTTCTACCAAGTACTGGACTAATTTGGAATGTTAATTCAATGTTAGGTGTTACACCTGATTGTGAATTCACTTTAACTAATCTGTAAATTGTAGCGTTGCCTGCAAATCTTACGTTTGCTCCTGGTCCTGGAACTGTAGTAATACCACTAATTCTCATTGTGTTACCAATTTGTAATTCTTCACCAAAACCGTTACCAGTAATTAATACAATCGCACTTTGATAACCTGTACCTCTATTATAAAATGTAGGTTGAGGTAATACGCCGTTGTTAATATCAACAGTAAAGTACGGCTCGCCATATTCTTCTGGATCTTCAACTGATATTGTCGGAGCAGTAATGTATCCACTTCCTGGATTATAAATCTTAAACAAGTTAAGTTTTCCGTTTACTACCTCAACACGAGCGTATGCTGTAGCTCCACCTGTAATAATATTACCTACTGAACCAGCTGATGACATTCCAACAAATGCTGGTAAATTATTTCTAATTCCGCCTGCGATTGTTGTTAAGTTTCCAGTAACTTCTCTAATTGTCCAACCATAACCGTTGTCTGAACTTAGTGTAGTTCCTGTATTACTTACTACCATAAACAACCCTTGAGTGTAACCAATTTTCCAATTTTCTCTACCCGAGTCACCTACTAGTCCTGAGTCTGACCATGCTGTTCCTGTATCACTATATATAATTCTATCTGACTGATTCATTGTTGCAACCCAACAGTTACTACCAAACGCTAAGTCACTGTATACTTCTGGTGCTACTGGTGAATTTGCCGCTCCAGTTGTCCAAGTTGCTCCATTGTCAACGGAAATTACTGTAGTTCCGTTTTGTGCTAATGCAATCCATTTGCCTGCACCGTATGCTAATCCTACCCAAGTAGTATTACTGCCGCCGGTTGCTCGTGTATTCCAAGTTGAAGGTACAACAGTTGAATCGCCGTCTGTGGTAAGTGTTGCAACATATGCATTTGCATTACCTGTTGCTAGAGCAATAATTGTATCACCGTTTGGCCCACCAATTTCAACATGCTTCCAAGTTGTACTAGCTGGCAATGTTGAGTAATCAAAGTTAATACCGTCATTGGTGTAAACTAATTTGTCAGTACCGTCAGCAACGCCTACCATAATTGGACCAGTTTTAGCAAAGCCTGTATAGCTTAAACTATATGGAGATTCTAAGTCAGCCCAAACAGCACCATCTGATGATGTATACCAGTCATTTGTTCCTGTTGGTGCATAATACCACTTTGCTAGTCCGTCACTGTAACCGAGGTCCTGTGCACCAGTTTGTACACTATTGTTAGTCTTTGCAAATGTAGGTGAACTAATAGTTATTCTTGGTTCATATGTATATGTAGTTGTGCCGTCAAGCGCAGTTTCATTTAATTTACCATTAACAATATTGTCCCATCCAGGAGTATTTGTAGATTCTTTATAAACTGTTGCAGTAAACGTAGATGGATTATAATTCTGTATCCATCCATATTGTCCTGCTCCAAGTCCTTCTGTAATGTTAATTCTCATGCCGAGCAACTGTGCTCTTGTTCTAACTTCAGAAGCCGCAAATACAAGAGTTGATAAACCACCACCTTGTCCAGTGTTACCAAAGGATTTAAATCCTCTACCACCAACGTTAGTACTATCATCAGGTAGTGCTAAATCAATTCTAGATACTGCTCCGTATCTAAATTCATCATATCTTGCATCAAAGTCAACACCTGATGCTTGTGTAGTTGATAACGTTGCTTGTGTATATGTTTGTCCTGTGTTTTTATATGCTACTGCAAGAATTTGTGATCCAGTAGTAAACACTTCATCTATAGTAGCTTCGCCGCTTTGGTTGTTTACTGTAGCTGTTTGTGCAGTTTCAGTTGAATCAAATCCTTCAGCAACACTACCAAACGTGCCGTATGAGTTGTTACCGTTAGTAGCACGTAAAATACCACCGTTTTCTGCTAGGTAACCAATGTGTGCATAATATGTAAACACAGATACTAGCTCTGAACGTCCTAAGTTTGTTGCCCAATATCCAATACCGTCACTTAGTACTTGTGTAAAGTCGTTAGCAACGATTGATCTATTACCGCCGTTATGTAGTGCTCCGTCAATTTTCATACCAACACAGTTATCACCAATTGTAGTAACACCTTGTACGTATGTTGATTTACCACCCTGGATTCTCTCCATATTTACGGCGCCTGCTGTTGCACTTACAAATGTGTGTGCAGATAATTCTGAACTAATACCGACATTCATTGTAATAGTTGTACTAGAAGTACCAGTAATTACAATTTTCTTATTGTAATATGGATCTGTTGATCTTGGGTGTAACAGTTGTGTTGCATTACCATCACTAGCACAGGTCCATGCTAAACTATTTGCATCTATACTTACTGATTGTCCTGGTGTAATATTGTGAGACCAATTTATTGAGTCGTTAGTAGCACTAACAAACCTGTGTTCGTAAACTCCGTCTGGATTAACTCCAACATTTACTACAATGCTTGTAGGCGTAACTGCAATAATTTTACGTTTTTCACCGTATGCAGGATCTGTTATTCTCGGATATGTATGAGTTGTTAAAAAATCATCTTTTGCACATGTAAATGTTAAACTGTTAGGATCAAAGCTAATTTCTTCTTTTGGCTGTAATCCGTGTACTGTTCCAAATTCTATTGTCATTAACCCGTTTGCTGGATCATAAGTTGTTCCTGTTGTAGGTGTATATTCTGCAGAAGGAATAGTTAATGTCATTACACCAGATGCCGGAGCGTATGTACCTGCTGTTGGTGTATATTGCATTTTATTAGCATCTGCAATCCAAACACTTGTGTCGTCCGGTCCTGTACCAGGATCAAGTGACACAAATGCGCCGCCTGTTGGTCGCTTAGTTCCGTATGAGTTTGGTCCTACTAGTGCTCCAGTAAGTCCTTTAAGTGTACAATTTCTAAGTCCACTTCCGTTTCTAACATAGAACATATTTGATCTAACGTTATCATCCCCAACACTTAGTACTAATTGAGGTTGTACAACACCGTTGATGTAAGTTCTCTCACCTAATACAACATCAGTAGAAACTGCTGGACGAATCGTTGTTGTTCTTAATTCAGCACCAACAAGTGCAACTTTACTTGGAATACTAATTGGAAGAATTTCAGCAAACTCACCTGACATACATTTTACAGTAGCACCAGCGCCAACTCTGTGAGCCTGGTCTGCTAACAAGTACGCCATTGTAAATCTAATTGTTCTAAACGGAGCGTTTAATGTACCGCCTTGTGTTGCATCATCAATGCCATTAGTTGATACATAATAAAGTTTTGCTTGTAGATCAAGTGAGTCCCATGCCGGAACAGTTCCGGTAACTCTTAATGCTTGACCAGTTGAGCCAATTGCAAGACGTTGTGTGTCTATTGCAGTTGAGTCTTGATCTTCAAATGTTTTTAAGTCACCGCGTCTTGCTAACTTGTTAGTTAGTGTACCAAGGATCATTACTTTCCAGTAATTTTGATCTGGTTGGTTAATGTCCATATCGGGTCTAGAAGCCGATTCTGTTGATCTATGATATGTTAGTGCAAGATATGAAGTCCCTTGCCAAGTAACAATATCTCCTGGAAAATATTCAACATTGTCTTCCCAGAAGTTTCTGTATTGACGACCATCTATAATTTGTTCCCAATATGCAGGCCATGCATCAGGTTGTAAGTTTGTACTATCTTGAATAGCAATATATAAACTTCCTGAATGACGAACCATATCACCTGTTTTGTAATTTATAAATGAACTGTCGCCATCTTCGGCGTTCCAATCTTGCCTAAATTTATAACCTTCAAAAGTTAAATTCCAATCAGTTGTATATGTACTTGGTGCTAATGCAAAGTTAAATGTAACTGCTTTATAAATGTATCCGCCGTATAGTACAGTATCGCCTGGTTGATAGTAAACGTTATCAGCCCATACTCCTTCGTATTCACTACCTGGAAGATATGTTGTCCAGTTATTGGCCGCATAATCAGTATTAAATCCGTTTGCCCCTGTTGATGACGTATGACCTAGTATACACTGCATCAAGTTTCCGCCACGCTTTACGATATCATTTTTCTTATATCTGTAAGATGAAACCCACTCTGATGAAATTGTTACAACACCATCTTCGTCTGTTGTTGATATAGCAACATACTCAATGCCGTCAAGTTGTATAGTCCACTTGGATTGATCTTCTTCTAAACCTAGCGTTGCGTTATCAGCTGAAGTGTGTCCTTGAACACATTGGTAAACAATGCCGCCGTATTTTACAATATCGTTTATACGATAACGTACACCAATTGACCAGTTTGCTCTCCAAGTATCACTATCTGATAGTGTTGCCCAATCTCCTTGGTTAGCTTCTAAGCCTGAAAGTGTTGTTGCGGCAGATACGTGCTGATTAACAGCTTTGTAAACTTTACCATTGTAACGTACTAAATCGTTTGTTCTGTATAGTGTGCTAACTGTCCAGTTGTACTTCCAGTCCGCTGACGAAACAGCAACTAGTGTCCATTTTCCGATGTCAGCAACTAGTCCGTCTGTGCCTGAAGCAAATGTTGCGGCAGAAGTATGAGACTCAGTACATTCGTAAATACTAGCACCGTATTTTACAATATTACCTACTGCGTATATCGTGCTTGTAGCCCAACCATTTTTCCAAACTTTACCTTCTGACTGTTTTTTCCATTTTGGTAATGCTGGTGTAACATCAGTACCTGCAAGATCATTATAAAATGTAGCGCCAGTGTGTGTTCGTAAAGCAACATATGTAAAACCTTCGTACTCGATCATATCATCAACAATATAGTCTGAGCCGCCTGTCCATGCGCCTTTCCAATTAAATCTTATTCTGCTTAGTTTAAATTCTGCCATTTTCTCAACCTTCTAAGTATTTATACACCCGTTGGGTATGTGTAATCTTCGTTAATTCGTGCTACTAAATTTCCGCTATCGTCAATATAGTAACTAATATTTCTGTTATCCCATCTAAATTGTTCATAATTTAAATTCTTATAAAGCCTCTCGTGGTTTACATTTCTTCCTTCAAAGAAATTTTCACCTTGATCAAAGTCTTCATAGTTATCTGTTGGATCACCTTCTGCGTTAATTGCAATACTATCATGACTTGTAAGTTGATCAACTTTACCTACATACAATTCACCATCGTCTGTTCTACGCAATCCATAAAAATATCTTGCATCTGTTTGGTCAATCATGTTTTGTATGCTTTGACCTAGAAAGTTATCTGACATTATACAATCTCCACTAAGCTAAGAATCACATCAAGTGATTCAGTTGTATCCGACGTAACGTATAATACGTTACCTGCATCAAGAACAATTTTCTCACCCTTGCCAATCGGCTTCATTGCAGTATTAGGAGGAATAGGCATCCCTTTAATTAGTACACCAATCGAACTTGCTTCGTCACCAACTTCAAGGGTAGCACTTACCATGCCACTTGTTAAATTAGCGATATTCATTCCGATAACAGTTGCACTAGTAGCGGCAGGAGTTGTATAAACTGCTACCCGGCTTGTGCCTACTTCTTTTCCTATGATATTTTTAAAATTCGTTGCCATCTTTTTTCCCTATAATAGTAATGCAAGTTTTATTGCAATTTCCTCTGCATCATTAAATGTAACAGCACCTGTAGCACCTGCAACCGAAACCCAGTTATTGCCGACATCGTATATTTCTACTCTGTCTTCAACTGTGTTATACCGCATCATTCCAAGTTCTGGACTAGGATGCCTGTTAGCGTTGTTACCAACAGGAATAACAAATCCGCCTGTTCCTTCAACTTTAAAGTATCCTGATCCTGCTTGTTTTAAAGTAGTAACAGCACCGTCTATAGTATTAGTTATCACATTTCCGTTAAAACTAAAGTTTTCAATTGTTACAAAACCACTGCCGTTTGCACGTAAAACTAAATCTTCGTTAGTAGTAATTGTTTCTAAAACATTATCGTGTATAGCAATGTCATCTACTTCAAGTCTTGCTACGTTAAATCGTTCTGTAGTTACATCAGCTACAAGCGAACCACCTGCATAAAATCTTAGTGTATTATCGTTGGCGCCCGGTGTTAACTCGGGTGTAATGTATGTATCTCTATCAACATCGTATACTCCGCCTAGCTGGATCCAGCTTCCGTCATATGCTTCAAAAACACTAGTATCAGTGTTATATCTAATCATACCAGTAATTGGTGATCCAGGACGCTGTGCTGTTGTACCCTTAGGAAGTATTAATGCTCCTGTAGCATCGATTGTTACAGACTCACTACTTGGATCTAATATGATGTCGCCACTTAGGTTAGCAATAATGTTATCACTAAGTTGTAGTTGATCAATAATAACTTGACCAACTCCGTTTGGTGTAACATTAATATCGCCATTGCTTGCATTTGTAGTAATAGTATCGTTGTCAATAATAATATCATCGACAAATACCTTGCCAACATTTATTTCTGACCAATTAAGTAATGTTGTTCCTAACTTATATGTATCGTCAACATTTGGAACAATGTCACTGTCAATTCTTGCGTTGATATTAATTGTGTCAGTATCTTCGTCGCCGAGTGTAATATTTCCGCCAACTGTTACATTGCCAGTTACATCTAAGTTACCAGTAATATTAACGTTGTCTTGTAAATTAATGTTGCCTGTTGAACTGTTAATATTAATGTCGCCGCTAGTACTACTAATAGTATTTCCGCTAACTCTAATATTTCCAGCTTCAACCTTTGTGCCATCAATAATCGTTGTGTTTGTACCGTCAGTAAACGTAATACCTTGGTTGTTATTAAATAAGAATTCTGCGTTAGTAAATGTTACTTCGCCTGTTTCTTGATTAACTCTAAATAAATCGCCTACTCTAAAGTCACCTTTGTGGTCAACTGTACTAAAGTATATATTTGCATCGCTGTTAGCAACAACTTCGTTTGCTTGGATAACTTCAGTTACATCATTAGTAACGTCTTTACCTGTGCCAATATAAGCTAAGTTCATCCCAATAGCATACACAATCGAACCACTGCCTGTTCCGTGAATACCGTAATTACCGTAAACACTTGCACTTGCAATACTTCTAATTTCGCCACCAAAGTCTGAGTGATCAATAAATGTTAATGCAGTAGCAGTGCCGCCTCCGCTAAACTCAACGTCTTGAATAAATGTATCATTATCAACAAGTACTTGTGATCCACTGTCTTCGTCAAAATCTAATTTTAATACAGTGTATTGATCAACTATTGAAGCACTAGTTGGATTAGTAAATGCAGATGCTTGACCTGCTCCTTTTCTAACACGGAAGTC